TAATGATGTAGCAAATGATACCATAAAGCGAAATGCTTCTAGTCCGTAACTGGCATTAAGGGCTAACCAGATGGCTTTGATATGTTCGTGTTCAGCAAACTTTTCACCTAGTTCCTTACGACAGTTGATCATGTGCAATTTTTCATAATACAGTCCTATACTAGATGCCATATATCGCTGGCTTCCTTAAAATCATTTGCATCTTTGGCTAGACTGATTTCTTCAGGAACCCAAAAGAATCCACGTGCGGTAGTTTCAAAGTCTGCAACTTTTTTATATTTTACTTCCTCAAATCGTTGAATGGTAACAGGTCCTGCAGGATCTAGAAACATCTTTCGATTAAGATAGTCTGTGTTTTGTGTTAAATTATATTGTTCTAAACTCATAGTTTACATGCCTCGCAGTCATCGTCTAATAGTTGTTCTGGTTCGATATGATATCCATTGCTTTGTTCATGATGACCGTTGCTATGGGTAATCTCTTCTTGTTTGGCTCCTGCCTTATTGATCAAACTATAATAGAAAGTTTTAATACCCCAATAATGGGCCAACATTAAATTCTTAGCAATTAATGTTGTTGGAACCTTGCGGCCTGGGAAATGTGCTGGATTATAAAATGTATTTGTCGATATACTTTGATCAACAAATGCACCTAGAACTGCCGCAGTCTTAATATATCCTTCGCAGTCTTTCTGATCCCACATTAATTGATATTTGTTTTTTAACTTATGGTATTCAGGCACAACCTGTGTAAAGGATCCTGCCTTGCTTTCTTTTGTTGAAATTAAACTCATAGGCATTTCTATACCATTAGTACTATTGATAACAACAGAACTAGATTCAACAGGAGCAATAGCCATAAGAGTAGCGTTTCGTACTCCATACTCTTTCATCTCCTTGCGTAATGTTTCCCAATCCAGTTCAGGTTTAAAACTGGTTAAATCGTCTACACCTTTGCTTCTTAGTTCCCAGGGAAAAATGCCTTGACCATATCGTGTTTTATCACTGTCTATACATCTGCCTCTTTCTTTGGCTAACTCAACAGTGGCCTCGGTTAGATAGTAGGCCTGATGTTCCATCCAACTCTTAACATCTGCTAGTGCATCCTTCTCGCCATACTTGAAACCACGCTTGGCGTGCCAGTAGGCAAGGTTAGTAACTCCAATGCCTAATGGTTGAATTTCATCATTGCTTAACTTAGATTGGATAGATAAGAAGTCTTGGTAATCAAGGATGTTACACAGGCTACGCTGTAGAATCCTACAGGCTCTACGCATATCCTCTGGATTTCGGAACGATCCCCAGTTGATAGATCCCAGTGTACATAACGCTATGCGACCATCAGCGTCGTCTAATCGTTTAAATGGACGTGTGGGTAATAGGATCTCACAGCACAGGTTACTCTGATATATCGTATGATATTCAGGATCGAATGGTCCTTGATTCATTACATTATCAATAAACACCAAATAGATGCGACCCGTATCTGTGCGTTCTTTCAGTATACCACCCTTGAAAACATCTTCAGCATTCATGACCTTTTTGCGTAGGTCTTTACGCTTTTCATATTTTACATACAACTCTTCAAACAAAGTAGCGTCTTTGTAGAATGCTTCATATAGTTCAGGTACTTCGTTAGGATCAAAGAAGGTTATGTCTTCTTTGTTTTTAAATCGTCTCCAGAAGAAGGCCGACAAGACGACCCCGTAGTCCATGTGTCTAACTCGTGTCTCTTCTGTACCTTGGTTGTTCTTGAGCACGATGAGGTCATCAAACTGATGATGCCAAATGGGATAAAAGACAGTAGCAGATGCATTACGAATTCCACCTTGTGAACAACTCCTTAAGTCACCGAACCATTTTTTCAGGAATGGTATCATACCTGTGTGCATAATCTCACCACCTCTGATGGGACTGCCTAACGGACGTAGACGTCCAATCTCTAAACCAATGCCCGCACGTTTGCTGGCATACTTGGCCATCATCTCCCCACTAGCGAATATACTATCCAGATCATCATCGCTACGTATGAGAACACAAGAAGAAAATTGTTTCGTCGGAGTGCCAAGACCAGCAAGGACAGGAGTAGCAAGAGTAAAAAGGCCGTCACTAGCAGCATTATAATATTCCTTAATATATTTCATACGAGCCGAATTTGGCTCTTCTTTATGGAACACCGTTGCAGCCGCAATCATATATCTAACTTGTGGTGTTTCGTAGATTTCTTTGGTAGCACGATTTCGTACTAGATATTTTTCAATCAACTGTTCAATAGATGCATAACCGTACTGCTCATCTTTCTCATGGTCGATGATATCGTCCATTTTGTTCCAGTCGTCTTCGGAATACCAATTAAGTAATTCTGGAGTGTACAATCCTACATCTACATTTCGTTTTACGATTTCAAATAGTCGAGGAGGTTCATATGAACCATAAACATCTTTACGCAACATACTTAAACGTTGCTTGCCAGCCACATACTGATAGTTAGTATGACCTACGTCTGGATTGTGTTCGACATCAATTAAATCTACAATCGCTCTAAGTGTAATACCATCAACTTCTCGTGTAGTGATGCCATCATAAAAATGTAACTGCGCTTTGATTTCTATCATTGACTGGCTAACATCTGCTATGCCTTTACAGACCTTTGCCACTTGTGCTTGCCACTTTTCAATCATTAGTGGTTCTTTTTTTCCATCTCTTTTTATTACTGTAATCATCTATGTCTCTCGAAGTCTGATATTTATGGCAATTTGTGGCCTGACCAAATTTTGTCAGTCAGGGCCCGATCAAGTACGTTTAAACTATCTACAGAACCGAATGTATAATTTAAAACGTGCTTATTATCTACTACTAAAAAGAATTTTTTATTAAACTCTTTAGATAGCATAGACGTATGTATCTCGCATTCAATATCCATAAACCGCTGTGTTAATTTAATAGTATACAGCATTCCTAGACAGATAGCAAGATCATCTAGTTTAAGATCAAGAATTAACTGCCATGGATCGGGCCATTCGGTAGGGTTTTTTGGATTGAGGTAAGAGTTAACGAATGGTGCTTTTGACCAAAGATCAGCAACTCGAATCAAAGGTGATTCGTCCGTTTCTAAACTATCTCTGAACTTTTTCCATTCTATTAATCTCTCTGTGCCGTGGAGATCAAACACCGTAACTTATCGTGTAAGATAGGTTTCCGGTGGCACCAGTAGCCAGAGGATTTTGATATGACAATAATATAGTTTCCAAACCGCTGTCTCCGTTATTGTCTTTTAGTTCTACGTTGAATTGGAAATTTGTCATCAATAATCCTCCTGGTTCTGAGACGAATGGTGTTGAATATGCGTAATTATCAGTAAATGAAATACTGCCTTGATCCTCAGGCACCATTATTACTATCTGTCCTGACCTAGAATGTACTCCTAGATTAAGAATATAATCTATGTAAGTATATCTGTTATAGGCGCTGAATACTGCTAATGGTCTAAAACTATTAGACAAGAATATGTCGCTGCGATTCATGTCTATCAAACTAGTTCTGGCTGAGCCCAAAACTTCAACCTCAACACCTTTGGTACTTACACTGGTAAATCCGCCCTGTTGATGTCTATTGCTAGAACACTGGACTACAATGTTTTCCATAGACTGACCAAACGATACAATGTCTGTAACAGGATTGGCTGCGGTGTTAGTTTGATTTCCGCAGTTGATAAACTTTGATCTTTGTATTTTAGTTCCTATACCAAAGTTAGCAGCAAAGGCTCTAGAATATATTTCTTCAAATTTGCTATCATTGATAGTCCAACGATTTCCTTGATCAGAAATACCATTTATTAGTATAGCAGTGTGACCTACAGAAAAATCACAGTTTTCAAAATTCACAAAAGTATCATAGATAGGAGGCTGGCTAGGATCTATAACAACCTGATCTGATTTAACTGATAAAATGTTAGATTCCCATGTGCAATTTTTAAATGTCACATCGGTAACCTTTGTGCCTGGTAGACTATTTTCCCATCTTACTGCCGACGGCTGATCGCCGATACTTCCAGTAAAGGGATCGCCTAATTCGTATTCAGATATCCATTGTACATTGTCAAATACAGAGTCTGCGATACCAGTAATATTAGTTTCACCTATGCTTCTGCTGATAGTAAGATTAGAAATACTAATATTTCTAGGTCTATTAGTACTGTTAAAATCTATTTCTAGTTCACCATTTACTCCGGTGAACGATATGCTGTTGGTGTTTATTTCTAAAACCACTCCTTCCTTGGTCTCACCGCGGATTATGGCTGTGTTAGGAATTTTTAAACTACTAGCGAATATATAGACACCATTTGGTATATACAACACTTTCTTAAATTTGCTGTCTTGATTTCTAAATAGTTGTGTAAATGCAGCCTCAAACGCTGCCACGTTGTCAGTGCTGCCATCGGGCACTGCACCGAAGTCTACTACAGAAACATATTCATCTAACTTAGACTGTAGGCTGCGAGGCACACTTAAAAATATAGATGGCTCTGGTTCCGCATATCTATAACTTGCCGCCAATTCTAAAATATTATCGTGCTCGGTTAATATTTTGGTATTTCCAACATACGGTGCACCTTCCGCTACTGCACCATTACCTATGAAAAGTTCTTGTGAATCGATAGCCCACGCAAACTCTGCAGAACTTAATTGCGGAATACCTATACCTGTATTCTTTTGTCCTCTTCGGACTTGTATTTTAGATATCTGAACAACAGCCATTGAAATACCCTCGTTATAGGGTATTTATCCGTTCAGCATATAGTACTCTTCTACTTTGTTCAGCCAAAGATCTTGATATTTGTTAAAATCGCTAGGCCATAGATCAAACTGCTGGTATTCACAGTTACGACTGCACATAAAAACATGACCTTCACGAATGTCTGTGCCGTAGACTTCATTATGTGCTAATATATAGGCAACTAATTGAAGTTTGTAATCGTCTACCCACTCTTCTTTTTTAGGCTTGTTGGTTTGTTTGTAATCGCAGACTGAAGGATTATCTTTGTAAACTGCTACTAGGTCTGTAGTACCGGAGTATAAACCTGGAAAGTAAAGACTCTGTTCCATAGCCCACACTTCGTTGACATTGCTAAGTCCCTGTTGTATGATAATATCTGCCATTGCATTGGCCTGTACGTGGACTGGATTGTTACCAGGCTGACGTTGTATACCTGCAATAAATCGTTCAAGGTTACTGTGCATGGCTGTGCCAACGCCTGCAGCCTCAGTGGTAATCTGTTTGGCTTTTTCTTCACCTATACGTTTCTTCCATTCGTTTAATGCTGTCATATCTTTGGTAGCACTAAGAATAGTAGTAACTGAAGGAAGACTTTCTCCGTCAGGAGTTAGATATACTCGTTTACGAGTTACAGGATCATTGACCTGAGTACAGTTTTTATATTGAAAACGTTCAACGAATGGGGGAGGAGTGTATTGTGTCATCCTGTATATATTACAGGATTATTTTGTATTTGTCAAATCTGGGGTGTAGCCTGTGATTTGGCTAACTGCCCTGCGGCGGCAGAGGCTGCTGTTTGATCCACTGCTGCTTGGCTGTCTTCTGGACCTTTGGTACCGTCGCCTTTTGGTTCTTCGTTTGGTGCTCCAGGTACATTAAGTTCTATGCCTTTGTCGTTGAAATTCTTAACTAAATTTTGAATAGCAGGACTAGCATCATACATGGCTTTGAATGTTTCGTAATCAGCAGATACTTCAAATCCGTTGCTTCTAAGGATCTGTTGTAGTCCATTCCAATTTAGTTTTGCTGGTGCTTTTTTTGATGCTGCTCGTCCAATATAGTTGCGAAGAACCATAACGAATTTGTCTACACCGTCATCACCTGCAAATTCAAAAAATCTCATCCTAGGCTCGCTAATTGTTTTCTAGCATCTGCTAATTGTTGTTCAAGTTGTTTGATTTGATCTTGAATTTGTTTTTTCTGGTCAGCCCGTTGTTTAACCATTGTGGCTGCTTGTTGAGGATTTATGCCCCCTGGCGCTTGTCCTGATTGTGCAGGAGGTTGTGCTTGTCCTGGTGCTGGTGCAGATCCAGGGGCAGCCGGTGCTAGTGCAGGTGCAAGTTCTTTGACCTGTAAAAAGTCACCGGCATTGATAAAATCTGTAAATCTCATTATCCTGCTAGAACTTTAAGTAAACGACTTTGATAATTAATAGATTCTCTCTGCTCACGACCTGCAGTTTCTAATCCACCTGCTGCTGCATCAGCAGCGCCAAACTCGTCGTCTGCTTCTGGTGCTAGTGGCTCATCAGCAGGCATGTTCATTTCATCTGGTGCTGCCGCAGGCATGTCATCTTCAGCACCTGCTTCTGGTTCAGCACCAAGCATACCTGCTGCTTGTTCTTCGCCGGTAAGTTGACGTACACCTGTGGATAATGTTTCGCGTGTGGTCTTGAGATTTTCTAATGCTTGCTGAATGGCTGGAGCAACTGCTGAAATAAAATTCTTAGCCTGCTCGGATCCCATTTCGTCACGGATAGAATCACCTAATTGCAATAAGGTATCGTTCTCCATGCCAGAAAGTTCTTCAATCCAACGACCTACTCTATCTACCATTGTTTTTGCTGTGACGATAGCACTGGCCTGTTGTACTTCGCCTTCCTGTAATGTTGCCATTTCTTCTCCTTGGGGTTCTTGTTCTGTGGCTTCTGATAATTCTTCTTCGTCTTCCACTGTGAATTCTTCTCTCTCTGCTATTTCACTGTTGATAGCATCTAAAATCCACTGTGCTTGATGAAAAGCATCATTTTCTAAATTTTCGTTAAATCCTGAACTGCTACGCATCTGGCTTACTTGGGTGCGTAGTTTGTTTCTAGCATCCTGTAATTGGTGTAGATCAAAATTTTCTAGGTTTACTCGTTTACCAAACATCTTTAATAAACTTTCATTTAGCCTTTGGCTTGATCTGTTAATTGCAAATAGGTCTGTTGTTTTCATATTGTCAAATCCGGATTTATGATATATTTATTCAATCGCCTGCCAAAGCCCTAGCAATATTTTTGGCATTTTCTGCTCTATCTCTACTTACACAATATCTAGAATACAGCATATCGGCTCGATCATAGTCTTTTTTATCTAGGGCTTTTTGATACTGTGAACGTAATATCTGACTATCTACAAACCATTTACCGTACTCCTGATCAGCATCATAGAGTTTCTTTGCTTGGACACTGGTAGGATTTTCATGACTGATATTGGCTAATTTGATAGCAGTAGCGTTTAGATAAACGTTTACATACAGCATGTCATTTCTTTTTTTAATATGTTTGATATTCCCTTCGCTGATAATCAATACATCGCCTACAAGGATACCTTCCTCTGTTCGCACAGGGAGAATTTGATTCTTTTGTAGTAATCTTTTTTGCGCTGAGTTTACAAACTGCTCGAGACGCTTAGAAATATCAGTCATAAAAAAAGGGTCTTATGACCCTTATTTAACTGCGTATATTTTAGATACCTAAGAACTTGACAATCATTGGAAAATTAATTGCGCCACTCCAACCTGCACCTGCAACAAACGCTGCTCCTATCATACCATACAGCATTAATTTATCTTTGGCCTTTTCCACATCTGCAACTTTGCCAGCCAGTTCATTGTGTTGTTTCGTTGATTCTTCACGCATGACCGCTAGAGTTTGCGTTAGTGTGTCTCTAGTATTGTCTAAGCAATCGTGCATGTCTTTGACTCCTATCTTTAGGTCGTCAATCTTTTCGTCTATGTGCTGTACTTTTGTCTCAAGTACGCCGACTCGCTCTACCACTGTGGCCATTTAGGCTATCTCCTGTATATTAAGTCAAGGTCCGCTCCGGACATGTGCCTAAGTTAGAATGCCTAATTATTTGCCTTTGTAAATTTTATTTATCCAATTTAGTTGATCTTAGATATCCAGATGTTTTGCTTGTCGCCTCTGGTTTGAAATGCCGGTGGCATCAGTTCTACTGTGTTATTTAATTGATCTATCACAGGAACACCGTGTATGTCTTCTTTTACTAGAAAAACTGGATCATTGTCTTTGAGAAACACACTGTATCTTTCTGTAACGAATTCCCAAGTCCAATAGGTGCCTGCACCTTCTATAGGATCAGGAAATCTACCATCATGCTCTTTGGGATCCTGATCCCAATCAATGTTGGCTCTAATCCCAATGGCCTGTATAAGGCTGTTAAAATTAGCCTGTTGTCCAATTTTTACTTTGTCGTGTTCTGATCTAGAAGCGCGGCTTCTAGTTATATCAACAAGGGAAATAATTCTGTAGCGTTCCATAATATGCTACTATTTACAACAATAAAAAAAGGGCGGAATAAATCCGCCCCCACTTCCCATCCCTAGGAAATTTTTAATTAGGTCTGTAAACCAACAAAAGTTGTTGGGTTAGTTACAGTCAATGTACCGCCGCCTGTGAATGTCCATACACCTGAAGAAGTGACAGAACCTGCACCAACGATACGACCTAAACGTGTTGCAACTGTGTCAACATCAAGTGCGTGACCGTCACCAATAAATGCCAACTCAAGACCGTTAGCCTTCATTTGCATTAAAGCGCCTGTTGTACCAATTTCGTCAGTTAAAAATGCTGCAGATGTAGCATCACGTGCTGTTGCAACGCCGCTGTTATTCAAAACGCATTTGAATAGTTTTAGTTGTAGGGTACTTTGTAGTGTACCTAATGCCACTGCTGTGGGGTTTACTCTTGTTACTGCTGCCATGATATTTTCTCCTTATCTCTAATATCTCAGTCCCGCTCCGGGACCGGCATTAGTATTTATATTTTGGAAGAAAAACCAAGCGGATTGATGCGTTAATCGGCTCTAAATGGAGTCCAACGATCTCTAGGCACTAGTTTTACAGCGTCTTTGGTGCTGACATAACCTTCGCCACCAGGCTTTCCTCCGGTGTTAGCAGTGATGTCTCCTTCGGCTTGATCTAATTCAGCAATAACTTCATTCTTGGCCTTCATTAGTTCTGCTACTAGTATAAACAAAGAATCCATTACTCCTGCGTTGGCAACATTTAAATCTGAGATTTTTTTCTGTTTGGGTGCAGAAACCTTAGAAGTTGATAACCATTCAAAGAAAGATTTAGTGTTAATATTATCTAAGGCTTTGGCCTTGCTTTGTGCGTTGACAAATGTGTAGATAGTATTTTGTAAATCACTTAGGCCTGCTTGTGGAGCCAAAAGTCGATCTATCTTAGCACCGTTGGTATTGACTATTTTTTCTATCTGTGATAGATTGTCAGCATTTACGGCGGGCCTATGGCTGATGTAAGTTTGTCCAAATACTGCTAATTGAGGATTACTTGAAAACATGTCTGGATCTGCAAAATCCTCTCCACCCTTGTCTCCAAAGTAATCATATTTTTTATGTGCGGCTACTGCTATTTTGGCTTTGCTAAGTCTTTGACCCACAGGGCTAGTGGCTTTAACTGCATAGGTAGTTTGATTAGGAGTGAACATTAATTTGCCGTCACCGCCGTTATAAGGCTTGCCTGGATGAAATAAGATATCACCGTAAATGTAGCCTCGGAAGTCTGCGGGAGTTGCTTTTTCAAAGATTGCCCACATAGCCGCCATATCACCAGCAAACTTGGCACGCCATTCCTCACCTTTGCCTCGACTCATGATAAACTGTTTAAGTTCTTCTGGACTGCTAGACTTACCTTCTTCTCGCCCCCAGTTGTTTTTGCCAACCATACGGAATGAACCGTCTTCTTCACGTCCCCAATACACCGTAGGATTTCCGTCCCACTTGATGGAAATCTTAGATGCTGGCTGCGCTAGATCTTTTAGAACCTGAACAGCACGTTTAGCACCGTTGGGTTCTGTGAATACTAGATCTTCTAGGTGGTTGAACTCTCTACCTACTTTTTTAGGTACAGGAGTTTCATTTTCTAATAATAATTCCCAGGCTCTCATTTTACAATATCTATAATTTTGCGCATCCAACTAGGACTGTTTGGTGTGTAGTGTTCTAGGGCTTCTTTCTTAGGAAGTTCTATACCACTACGTCCTAGAGTTTCCTGTGCTGCGGAAATTAGTTCTTCATAGTTGGGCAACTTTTTAATGTAGTTAATGATAGTTTCAACTGAACGTATATCTTTAATCGTAGCAGTTTGTCCTAACAACTGTTTAGCAATTACATTCCAATCATCGCCATTAGGCACAGTTTCATTAGTTTCTGGATCTACTAGGCCGTTCTTGGGACTGTACTTCATACCCCTAGCACGAGCAATTGAACTTAACAATATGTGTCGATGCTCTCCGCGATAAGGACTGTCCGGGCCGCTTCCAATCATTGAACCTTGTTGGAATTTAGGATTCATTGAAAACATAAAATCTGTTTGAGCGAAGCCGTTAGTGGGGTTGCCTTCAATAGGAGTTTTTAAGTGTACATTGTCTCCACTTAACTTTACAGAATCTTTACCAAAAATACCGATTAGTTTTTGTGCGAATTCTTTTTTATCAATTTCTCGAGCATCCACTGACAAATCTAAATCGCCAGAATCTACTTTGCGTCCTGTAGTACCTAACCATTTGATAGGCACACCGGCTTCGTCTTTATCCAGAGTAAAATCAATGCCTGTTTCTTTTTCAAGATAAGCAATAGTGGCAGGGATCTGTTCCCTTTTAATTCTTTGGGTCAGCGGATTCTTTTCAGCATCTTTGAATACGTTACCGCCTTCTGTTAAGATATCATTCATCTTTAGATTCTTCTAGTTTTCTTTTTTGTCTACGTTCTTCGGAAATCTTACGAACTCCCCTGACAAACTTACTGGGATCTTGTCCTTTAATAGCATTGATCAATCTACGCTCTAGTTCATCTGCTTGTTCGGGATCATAATGCTTGTGCATACTCTCCAGCAGATTAATTGCAGAATTGATGATATTTGTAGCCCGACTTTCTATCAAAGCATCAGTACTCCGCACTTCCGCTATGCTGTTAAGTTCTTGTAGGATGCTTCTCGTTCTAAGTTTCATAAGGTATCCAAATTCTATACTATATTTAACAGATTAATACACGATAATAAACTATCTATTTTTATTTGTCAATCAGTCTAAAGTTGTGCGGTTGCACAACTCTCTTGCTAAATACTCAGTAGAAACCATGAGTGACTATACACATACAGAGGATACACAAATGAAATATATATCACAAAAGATGCTAGCCATCTTAGAACGTTTGGCAGAAATGTTTCCAAATAGTTCTTACCAAAGCCGCTTAGACGCTTATCTAAGCACCAAAGGCATTACCGATGCCGCACAGTTGGAAAACTATATCCAACAATTTAACCACTCTCAAAAGGAGCAATACCTATGAAAACGATTATCAACTACATTTGGTCAGTTATTGACTCATTCGGCCGTGCCCGTGCTGCGAGTTACTTTGCTCGTCAAGGCAACCACGAAGCAGCCAGACGAATAATGGCGGAATAAGTCTTGATTTATGCCTTCTAGGCATATATAATAATACATACACAAACACACAAGGAGAAGTTATGTTTTCACCAGTCTTTTACATTGAATCATTTCAAAACACAAAAAAGATCGTTACCGATCAAATTTTCAAAGATCCTGCCTTAAACAAAGCAGCACACGCATATATTGATGCACAAACACAATTTGCCAAGATGGCGGTAAACAATACCATCGACGTGGCTAAGTATTCCGTGGATTCCATTAGTAAACATTGGTTTCCAAAGAAGGAAGGTACCGCCTAAAGGTACAAGACATACACACACAAGGAGAAAATTATGTCAAATAATCAATTATTCACAGCACCAGAAATGAAAACACCTGAAGTTAAGTTTAATAAAAACGGTTACGAGATCCGTACAGAGATCTTAGAAATGGCCAAAGACTTAGTAGGTCAGGAATTCAGTTATAAGTTCCAAGGTTGGGAAATGTCAACCAAGCGTGACGAAAAAACTGGTCAGATCGTAACTAAAGTAGATATGCCTGAGTTTCCAGGTTTAGATAAAGTACTAGAGACTGCCGAAAAAATGTACGCATTTGTTAACAACGGCGTGAAGAAGTAATATTACGCTCATAGAGCAATATAATATAATAAAAAGAAACCCCCTTATATGGGGGTTTTCTTTTATCTAACTTTAGCAAGTTTGAAAAATCTAAGCATTTTTATATACTGCCAACCTATATCAAACTCCCAACTTTTTTGTTTGAAGTTAGCAGATGCACCATTGGCATGATGGTTGTTATGTAACTCTTCCCCGCCAATCCAAATAGCCCAAGGCCATAAGTTGCGGCTAGTGTCTTTGGTATCTGTATTGCGATATCCCCACCAATGGCTTAGCCCGTTAACTACTCCTGCTGCCCAGAACGGTATCCAAATCATTTGAATTCCCCACACTAACAGCCCCCACGGCCCAAAGAACAATAGGTCTATGACCAGTAATATAAGAATGCCTAGGCGGCTGTGTGCGGAGTATAACTTATGCTCAATCCAATCGTTAGGAGTGTCTTTGCTCAACGAATCAACCATTGCTGTATCTTTGCTGGCACTATGATAAAGAAATGCTCCACCAAATAATACTCTCCATATACCGTAGATCTGTGGGCTATGTGGATCTCCTTCTTGGTCTGAACGTTGATGATGTTTGCGGTGTATGGCCACCCATTGGCGGGTAACCATTCCTGTGGTTAACCAAAGCCAGGCTCGCATGAAATGTGCCACTGCTGGATGAAACTGTACTGCTCTGTGTGCTTGCGATCTGTGCAAGTAAAGAGTAACACAGGCTATGGTGATTTGTACCATCACCAAGGTATAGATAATTTCTGTCATTAATAATTTCCCGAGGATAAAACAATCTTGCAGATATGTTCTAATCTCTCAATATGTTCAAAGGATCGCCATGGCGACGAATCTATAGCCACAACCCCATGTCCTTTGATGCCAACTATATCATACTTAATCTCGCCCGTGCTAGGATTTAAACCCAACTTTTCATGACACTGATCGCCTAATTCTTGACTAATTGGCGGAACATCTCCTACGTTAGGTGCCACTCTAGTATAGCGACTAAGTTCTGGAAAATGTTTTGCAAGATCGCTCAATTCAATTCCAGCATGCATAGCGGCTACAATGTAAGTTGGGTGTATATGAGTAACTACTCTAACTTCATCATTATGTATTTCTTTTTGTAGACCAAAATGCAATGGCATTTCGCCTGTAGGTTTTAACCCAATGCTGATGTCGCTGTAGGGCATTTCTTCCCAGGTATAGTTAAATGTGCCTGTGCCCATTCCGCTATTAATATTTCTCCAGACCTTTATTTTTTTAAATTGATCGGGCTGCATAGTTTGTTTCCGCACACCACTCGGTGTAACGTAAAAGTGATCTCGATCGTGGTGGCGAATAGAGATGTTGCCGTCTCTACTGGTAATCCAATTTCGTTTATATGCTTCTACTAGAATATCGCAAATTGTTTCTAACATTCATGTTCCTTTTGTTCGTCAGTATTTATGGGCTTTAAAGGAGTTGACAAAATCATTAACTGGGTATATAATACTAGTATGAAAAAAATCATACTTACAGACGCAGACGGTGTTCTGCTAGATTGGGAATTTGCTTTTGGAGTTTGGATGGAACAACACGGATTCCAAAAAGCAGAAGATTCACAGTTCAAATACGATATTGGTAAACGATATGGCATTGAAAAAGATCAGGCCAAACGGCTAATCAAAATGTTTAATGAATCGGCGCATATGGGATTCCTTCCACCTTTGCGTGATGCTATGTTCTATGTAAAAAGACTACACGAAGAACACGGTTATCAGTTTCATTGTATTACATCAATGAGTTCGGATGAAAATGCACAGGAACTACGCAAAATGAATCTGCGTAAACTGTTTGGTGAAACTGCGTTTACCAAGTTCATTATTCTTGAAACTGGTGCTGACAAAGATGAAGCACTTGCTCCTTACAAAGGTAAAGGCTATTGGTGGATTGAAGATAAAATTACCAATGCTGTTGTAGGACATGAATTAGGATTGAAAAGTCTACTGGTTGAGCATGGACACAATATGGACTATGAACATCCAGAAATTCCTAGAGTAAAGAACTGGAAAGAAATCTACGAAAAGATTGTAGGCTAAATATTCCGGGGAGTAACTAACCAGCAGGGCTGGTTCTATATATCGTCAACACGGCAAAACATTGCCCGGTATATGGACAAAGAGGTGAGACCATAACTTTTCAAGGTAAATTATGGAACTCTTTACACTCCAAGCCCTTTGGGCATTTCTCGCTATCATATTGATAGACATTGTATTAGCCGGTGATAACGCTCTTGTTATCGGAATGGCGGCTAACAAACTACCAGACCACTTACGTAAGAAGGCAATCTTTTGGGGTACCTTTGGTGCTATCGCTATACGTTTTGTATCAGTTGCGGCACTAACATACTTGCTAATGATTCCAGGTTTACGTGCCATCGGTGCTGCCGCACTAATATGGATTGGTTGGAAATTAGTTTTTGATCATGGTGAACATAATATAGATGCCAAGGATACCTTCTGGGGTGCCATCAGTACTATTGTAGTTGCCGATGCTGTTATGGGCATAGACAATGCACTAGGTATTGCCGCTGCCGCTAACGGAAGTTTTGTTTTAGTCATTGCCGGCTTGTTAATCAGTGTGCCAATTATTCTGTTTGGCGCAACAATGGTCAGCAAGATTTTATCACGTTGGCCTGATACAGTATTTGTAGGATCATTTGTGCTGTTTGCCGTAGCAATGTTAATGCTAATGAAAGAACCTTTAATGGCTAGTTGGTGGGCAGGATTAGTTCCTTGGGCCGCTGCTATTGTACCTTGGGCAGTTGCTTTAGTTATTACTGCCATCCAGTATAACAAAGCAAGGCTACATCTACATAAGAAATATCTGTTTAAAACGAATTAACAAAATCAAGTAGTAGTTGATAATGTGTACCTCCATGCCAATGTGGCTGGAGGTATTTTTTATTGTACCACCATTGTTCACTTTCAAGATGACAGCCTATTAGTCCAATACGCCCCTGTATAATCGCCATAGGGTTGCCATTGCTGTAGGTAGCCACAACATTCATACTATCACCCGCAAATGCACAGCCATCATAAAAGTACATTCTTTCATCTTTACCTAACCATTGCACAGACATGGCCTTAGGATGAGGGCGTCTTGTATCAGTGTTTGGTTGTTTGATATATTGCACGACTCTAACATTATCTAATATATTAAGATAATCTCGATCTGCCCAATATGCTCCCATACAGATTCCAAGAAACTTCCCCCCGGACTTTAAAAATTTTCTTACAGGGTCAGCGTTCCATTTCATTAATGTGTCGTATCTATCGCTGTCACCAAACCCGCCAGGAAAACATACACAGTCTACATCATTAAAGAATGAGGGCTCAACTTCGTCTCTGGAAAATAATTTAAAGGAATGTTGTGGGGAAAGTGCTTTGATGATTCCATTAGCAGAATCTACTGCACAAATAGGTTGATGTATGAACAACGCAATTTTCATGAATATGAAATAAAGCTCACTTTAGATAGCATTCCGGGGCACGACTCCCATACTATCAGCCCAGCAGCCGGGCACACCTAAAGTAACGATAACGTCCTAAGGTAGGTGTTAGTTTTGCTTCTCGATAGTATAGTCTGCTTCTGTACTATCAGGATAGCGTGTGGTCAGTTTCTGTATGATATCGGCACGGCTTTCACCTTCGATACGTGCAGTTCTACCTGATGCAATCTGAGTTACCAAATAAGTTCCTGGGCCATCATTAGCATCTTGTTCTGCTTCTGGCTCTTCTTCCTTGCCTGATGCATAACTTAACGGAAATTTTGTTTTTAAATCTGAAACAGCCTTGGCAATATCATAGCCGCCTTTTACTATCTCAATAGAGTTCTTGTTAATCTCTTCACCGTTAGCCTGCACTGCATCTGCAATGCGCTTCATTAGTCCGGGGAATAATTCAGCAAACTTTTCATCTTTACGATTAGTTTGATTGCCATTGTTGATTTGATTAGTAGGTGCGTGTATTTGCCATTTACCCATTACATCATCAGCATTCTGTTTGTCGAACACTGAAATAATAGGACCGTCATCTGCATAACGATTAAACCAAGTAGCACCACTGCTTGATCCTGTGCAGAATGATGCATTGAATCCGTGTGAGTTGTTAAAATTATAACAGGCACCGTAGTTATAAGGAATGGTTACTAGGAAACGGTCGTCGTCGATTAGAGTTGTTTCTTTCTTTTCACGCTTGTGTTTTTCAATAACTTCAGCATCTTTGATCTTACGCAGTTCGTCACGATACTCTCTACTTTGAATAATGGCCTGTATCTGGCGCAGATTTTTAAACTTGTTAAAGTCTTGATCTTTTTCTTTTAATTTACCACGGATACTTAAGGCTTTCCATGCACCTAATGCATCGCCGCCCTCGCCGTTGATATCTTCGTAATCAGCAACACCGTTGATATACATACGAGTCAGCCACTCGTCAAACTTACCGTCTTGTGAGAGGTCACCATAGTCTGTGGCTCGAAGTGAGCCATCAAGCAATTCACTCCACAACTGAACTACTTGGTCGTCTGTAGGCTTGGTTCCTAATTTGGCCACTTTATCTTTAGGCAGTGTTCCGTCGTGACGCATGGCAATAGTCAACATTTTGACTGTCTTGGGATCTTTAAGTTTGGCTGCTACATTAGCCTCTAATATGACTTGATCTAGTTTCATCCTGATATCAACGCCCTTTTAAAGAATCCAAGAACTGTGCCTAATTTCTTTTGATCGCCGGCTGCTATGTCTTTTAACAACTGTGCTGGGCCTTCCGGATACTGTGATTGAAAACCTCGACTGTATGCTTTAGTAATGCTACCTGTCTGTTCTGGATAGTGATGACTTGCTGCCATTAAAATTGCTGAGTTTATCGCTGAAGTAATAGAGTTTGGTGTGTCATCTGAAGAACCTGCTTCTAAACTTTCTATGGCATTTTGTAATGATTTAACTTGACTTAATTTACGTTCTGCTTTTTCAAAAGCATCGTTTTTAATTTGATTAGCAATATGGCCTTTGATGTCTGCTATGGCTACTGTGATAGCACGAACCCACAATGGTTTAAATTTCTTAACCAGTGTGGATTGAGTAACTTCAGGTCCGTCAGTTCCTTTGTTAGCATCTGCACGTTTTTTTTGTTTATCATCAACTGCTGATGTGTTACGACCAACATAAAACTTTTGTAATTTGCCAATGTTTGATTTGAGGAAATCTAAAATATTTCCGCCACGTCCATCTGAAGTAGTATCAACTGGTCCGCCTGCGCTGGCCACAGCATCATAGGTGTCTCTGCGTGATCTAATAGCGCCTGTGCCTTTTGATCCTACAACGATCACCCACGATCCTCTGTAAGGTTCTTTAAGGTCACTCCAACTGATCTTTTCTACCTGTCGATAGTCCTGGTCGTGAGCCAATTTCATGTCTTTATGAAGATATGAAACTACTTCTTTGCCCCCAGAACTTCCTGAGATAAGACTCAACGAAGT